TTGTGGTTGTTTAAGTACTTATCAATTGGGTCAAAATGGAATTCGCCATTTATTGAAGCATTATCGTTGTGCTTTATATGTAGATTATCCTGATGTGCCGCCAGCTCGTAATCTAGCGGAATTTAAAGCACAAAAAGCCTATCCGATGATTCATTTACTAAATGCCCTTGATGTAGTGAATTGGGATTCAGTAATCGTCGATAAACAGAAAAAACTTTGTCTCGTAGTTATCCGTGAATTTAGGTCTGAGCGCGGTGCTGATGGATTTAGTAAAACCGAACAAGAGCAATATCGTGTACTTCGTTTAGAGCAAGAGGGAAATGGGGAATATATTTATTCCGTTCAGGTGTACACAAAGGGTGAAAAGGGTAACTGGGTTGGCGGAGAGAAGAAGTTTCCAACAGATTACAACGGGAATTTCTGGACCTATATACCTTTTACATTTGTAGGTGCAATTGATAATTCAGAAGAGATTAAAAAGCCACCCTTACTTCCTTTGGCTAATCTCAATTTAGCCCATTACAGAGACAGCGCGGACTTTCAAGAGTCCGTTTTTTATATGGGGCAACCTCAATACTTTGCAAAGGGTGTTACATGGGAATGGTACGACCAAGCCAAAAAACGTGGCATATACATTGGTGCGAAAGTACTTTTGCCTTTACCTGAAAATGGTGGTTTAGGAATTGTACAGGCCGACCCTAATACTCTTGCCCGGGAAGCGATGAAAGCTAAGTGGGAAAAAATGAAGGAGATGGGGGCGCGTTTAATTGAGAAGGGCTCGGGAAGTAAAAAGACCGCTACCGAAGCGAATAGTGATGACGCCGTTCAGCATTCAGTTCTGTCGCTCTGTGTCGTTAATATGAATGAAGCCTTGTCAGCAGCATTACGATGGGCTGCTAAGTTTGTAATGCCTAATGTGGATGTTCTAACTAAAGATGATTTGATGTTCGAAATCAGTCAAGAATTTAACAAACAGGGTTATTTAGCTGAGTTAGCTCGACAGTTATTTGAAGCAGCTCTACAAGGCCGATCTTCATTTAAATCATGGTGGGAATACAACCAAACAGGTATGTTCCCTAAACAAAAATATGAAGAAGAGCTTCAGAATGTTGAAGCAGAGCAAGATGGGACTTTAAATCAAAAGGTAGAGTGAGATGGCAACAGATATCAAAAAACTATTTGAAGCACTCACTCAGCACCAGGCCTATCTTTATCGTGCTTCATCAAAAACGGTAAATGAGTTATTGGCTTTATTCAATGATGATACGAGCAAGATGCTATCTAAGCTTCGGGATTTATTGGATGAGCTTAATGAGTCGGAGAAAGTTGCTTTAGCTGGTGGTAAATATACAACTTCAAATTTAAGGGAAATTAGGGATTTGATTGCCCAATGGTTTGCCAGTGTTAATTTAGCATTACCTGAAGCTTTTGCCGTTTCTGCTACGGCGCTGGCTGTTTATGAGGCCAATTACGTAGCTAAGCTCTATGGAGCAAAAATTAATAAGCCTGATGGGGAAAAACTATTCTTATCCGCTAAAAAAGTTCCGTTGGCAGGTGGCGCTCTTGTCGATGATCTGCTTTCAAGAATTGCTGAAAGTGCCCGTCAAAAGGTTGAGTATGCAATTCGAGATGGTATTAATTCAGGCAAAACTAACCAAGAAATTGTTCAGCGTATTCGTGGTACCAAACGGCTTAACTATGAAGATGGGATCTTAAATGGTACCAAAACTGATATTGAGCGAACGGTAAGAACTGTGCGAAGTCATGTAGCTAATCAAGCCTATCTAAATAGCTTCAACCAAATTGGCTTTGAATATGTCCGATTTGTTAGCGTTTTAGATGGACGAACTTCTAAGCTTTGCGCTTCATTAGATGGTTCAGTGTGGGAAATAAATGATCCGGCAAAGCGAGTGCCGCCGTTACATCCTAACTGTCGCAGTATCTTGGTTCCGGTCGAGAAGGACGGTCAACTTGTTGGCGAACGGCCATTTGTAATGGACGAACGTAGAGTTAAAGACATTCCAAAAGATGAGCGAAGCCATTTAATAGGGCAGTTAGATGCAAACACCACATTCAAAGAGTTCTTTAAGAAAACAGATGATTTCTTTCAAAGGGAGTGGCTAGGGCCAAAGCGCTTTAAGCTCTATAAAGATGGGAAATTTGATTTTGATAAGTTCTTTGATCCTGAAGGCCGTTTCTATAGCTTAGATGATTTGAGAAAGTTGGATGAAAAAGCTTTTAAAAAGTTGGGTCTGTAATTTTTCTTATGTTATATTTTTTAAAACATCAGAATTTATACAATATGAAAACAATAGCTTTTGTATGTCTAACCCTAATTTCCATCACTTGTTTAGCTGAACCAAGTCAAAAATATCTTAAAGAATATGATCGATTGTCTGAAGCTTTGGAGTCAGCAATGGCAAATGCATATTCTTTTGATCCTGCAACTGGTCAAGTAAAACAGGCTACTCAAGGTTTAGAAGCTAAAAATAATTTATGTAGAGCTGCCCAGGCGAAACTAAACCTCACCACGTTTTTAAAAGACAATTTAGAGGAATCTAAAGAGCTTTATAAATCTATTGATGGTGCAGAGACTCTAGATAAAAATTATCTTAGTGGACAACAGCAGGAACAACAAAATCTCGTTTCAAATTTGAAAAAAGACCTTGTTGGAACTGGATTTAACTGTGAGTAATTATTGCCGATTACAGGTAATTCTAAACTCACTTAAGACACAATTTTCACCTATATAAGCGCCCAAATGGCGCTTTTGTCATTTATGGAGTTTGGCTTATGAGTGAATCAAAAGTTAGACATTTGGTACTTAAAAGAGTTTCAGATAAATCTTCTCATCTTGCTCTTTGTGACGAGGAAACAGGTATTCCATTAGCTGGATTAACCGCTGTAAAAATGAATTGTAGTGTTTTTGAGGGTCCAGCGACTATCACGGCAACATTTGATGTAGGTGGTCCTCAAGGCATCCGCTTAGTTGGTGATGAACCTAGACAAAAGGTTTGGGGTGCAAAGGAAACGTAGCGAAAGGTACTACAAATGCCTGAAAAGCAAATCAATATGTCAGATGCTCAATATATTCTGAGCACAAAATGAATTCTGGTGCCATTTCTTCAAATTAAGGTTTCAAGCCATGGCAATTTATGGTTTTACTTTTGAAAGATTAAAAGCAATTGCACTCATCAAATAGAACTTAATTTTTAACCATAGCACCTTCGGGTGCTTTTTTTGCGAGAAGAAAATGCCAAGCCCTATTATCCAATATTTCCAATATGAACATTTACCTGAACATTTGCAGCAAGTTAGTAAGCCAATTGGTGATTTAGCTCGGCAAATGGATGAGCAACTTCCTGACGGGCCTGAAAAATCCACAGGATTAAGAAAGCTACTTGAAGCAAAAGATGCATTTGTACGCCAAGCTTTAAGTAAATAATCATTTATAGAAATGAAGCGTCCTAAAGGGCGCTTTTTTATTGCCTGCCGAAAGCGGATGCTAACGGCGAATCCGGGCGGATGCCCATTTTGTATATATAGGTTGGATGACCAATGAAACTTAAAACAGTAACAATCGACGGTAAAGTTTATGCGGAAGTAGACGGTGATAAGCCGATCTATATTCATGATGATGGCAAAGAAATGCCACATGATGCACCACACTCGGTAGCAACAATTGCACGCTTAAACAATGAAGCTAAAACACATCGTGAAGCCAAAGAAGCAGCCGAAAAAGCATTAAAAGCTTTTGATGGAATCGAAGACCCAGCGGCAGCTAAAAAGGCATTACAAACAATCCAAAATCTCGACGATAAAAAGCTGGTCGATGCCGGCGAAGTTGAGAAAGTGAAAGCTGAAGCTATCAAAGCAGTTGAGGAAAAATATGCCCCGATTGTTGCGCAACGTGATGCTCTAGAAGCCTCTTTACATAAAGAACTTATCGGCGGTGGTTTTGCTCGTTCTAAGTACATTCAAGACAACATTGCAGTACCTGTGGACATGGTTCAGGCAACCTTTGGTCATCACTTCAAAATCGAAGAAGGCAAGGTGGTTGCATATGATCCGAACGGCGAAAAGATTTATTCACGTGTCCGCCCGGGTGAACTTGCAAATGTTGATGAAGCTTTAGAGTCATTGGTTGGTGGATACCAGCATAAAGACTTAATTCTTAAAGGTGGCAAAGGAACTGGTGGCGGTTTTCAAGGTGGGGGCAAAGGTGGAGCACCTACTGGAATGAAACGCAGTGAAATGTCTGTTTCTCAGAAAGCAGATTACATCAAAGAACATGGCAATGATGCCTTCCTAAAACTACCGAACTAATCATTAAATATTTGGAGATAAGTAGTTATGACTACGACAGTTAATTCCGACATGATCATCTACAACCAACTGGCTCAAACAGCCTATTTAGAACGATTACAAGACAATTTGAATGTTTTTAATGAAGCTTCCAATGGTGCGATTATTTATCGTAATGAAATCATTCAAGGTGACTTCAATAAAAATGCATTCTACAAAGTTGGTGGTAGCATTAAACATCGCGATGTGAACTCCAATGCAAAAGTAACTCCGGAAAAAATCGGTGCAGGTGAGTCTGTAGGTGTAAAAATTCCATATAAATATGGTCCTTATGCATCAACTGAAGAGGCATTTAAGCGCCGTGCTCGTACACCAGAAGAATTTGCTATGGTTGTTGGTTACGATCTTGCAGATGCATTGGTTGCAGGCCGATTAGAGTACAGTTTAGCTTCTTTAAAAGCTGCTATTTCTAGTAATCCCGATATGGTTGCGAAAGGAAGTATCGTTGTTGATGGCCGCAAAGCATTAACTCGTGGTATGCGAAAGTTTGGTGATAAGTTTGGCCGAATTGGCTTATGGGTGATGAACTCAGATACATATTTCGATATTGTCGATGATGCTATCACTAAGCAAATTTACGGTGAATCTGAAATCGTTATCTATGGTGGTTTACCAGGAACCTTAGGAAAGCCGGTATTGGTGACGGATGCTGTAGGTGATAACGATGCTTTTGGCTTGCAGTATGGTGCTGTAACAGTAACTGAATCACAAGTACCGGGCTTCCGAGCTTATGAC